TTTTGAAACTTATACATGTTAAAGTTGACTAAACCTTCGTCAACGTTAACAATTTTTATATGAGTTTCTGTAAAATATACTGGATCTTTTTTACATTTGAGGAACTCTACGATATGTTCCTCAGTAAATTCTGTTTGTGTATTAGCTTTCTTTAGATTAGGATTACCAAGATAGATGTCACTTTTTTGTCCCATAATTTACTTCCAACTAGATTGACCGTAACCTGATTGTAAGGCACTACCTGCTGATTTTACTGCACTATGTACACCTTTTGCTATGTTACCAATTCTTTCTTTAGATGGTCCTTTGAAATTACTCTTCTCTTTTTTCTTTGTGCTATATGGTGCTGGTTTTCTTTTGTCTTTCACTTCAGTATTCTTCGTACCACGAGTAGCTAGTGTAGATCCTTTATCTGGTTCTCGTTTTGCTAACTGATTATTTTTTACTTCTTTTGCTGGTATATCATAAGTTTTACCAGGTGATCTATAGTCAGATGCTCTCATCTTACTGACCATTTCCCTGATGGATTTGATTTTTTGTTCAGGGATGTTTTTGACTTTTTTAGCAACGTCAGTAAGTTTATTAAACTGCTTTACATCTTTGAGTTGACTGTTTTTGATAGCTTTAACAAGTTTATCATACCTTGCGTTACCTTCACTACAAGAACATTGATGTTTTTCTTTTCTTGCTTTTAATTTCTTGAGAGCAACATCAAGTTTTGCCTTCTTCTTTAAAGCGGAAGGTTTGTTTCTTCTTGAGATCTCTTCAGAGATACCTGCTTTTCTCAGACGTTTTGCTTGACTCTTATGCATGGCAACTGCTTTGTCCAATTCCTTGGCAATTTTTTTGACACCTTTTGGATGAGTTTTTCCTTCTGTTTGCATTTTTTTAGTTGCCAACGATCTATTTATTTTTATCCATAAGTCCATTTGCCTTCAACATTTTCTGAAGATCAGCAGTGCTACCAACAAATAATGAGTTGTTAGTAACTTGTTTTACAGACTTATCCTCATCCAAATCTTTCATCTTCTTTTGTAGATCAACTAACTTGTCAGTTGTATCTGCAATATGTTTGATCAACTGTCCAGCAACTTCATACGCTCTAGGATGTTGAGAGTCACCTGCAACATCTAAGATACCATCAACTGCCTCCTGACCCTTCTCAATAAGATTGTAAAACTGTGCTCTACTATACTCATAATCCTTGGTAGGATCATCTTGTATCTCTTTGATACGTTTAGGTTTAGTTGAATTAGCAATCTCTGTTTTCACAGACAGTGCTTTGTCAATAGCATCAAATCCTTTATCCATTAGATATCAGTTCCCAAAGAACTACTACGTTGCAATCCATCATTACCAAAGAACTCACTATTTTCACTAAATCCAAAGTCATCACCAACCTCGATAAGTGAGTTGTCAGTAATATTTACCAAATTTACAATGTTATCGGCATAATGTTCGACAATTTTAGTTCCATACTGACCTCTTCTTACTACTAAATTAGTACCATCAACCTCTCTTACGTACATAGTTTCATTATTAATTTGTATGTAATTTCTAGCAGCAATACCTGCAGCGTTATTTACTTTAACTAACGTCTTCTTATCATCTAAAGCAACTGATAATTTTGTTGTGGCATCATCATTGTAATCTTTGACTGCTTGAGGAGTAACAGTATATCTTTGTTCTCTTGGTGCTGTGATAGCAGTAGAGTAATCAACTTGAACCTTTTTGATAATTCCACCTTCGTCTGTAGGTACTTCTTGATAGAAATATGTTTTAGCAACAAAATCCAAATCATATTGAATAAATCTTCTAGTTGAAAAATCTCCTTCATACTCATCACTAAAAGAAATATTTCTTAGTGTGTATGGTATATCTCGTTTTTCTTCTATACCCTCTAACATATTAACTGTTACATTATATGAAGGTTGGAAAAATGGAAGTATTTGTTCTACAATTTGCAAAGCATCATCTTGAAGTTTGGTTGCAAAACTCAATCTAAATCCAATATCGTATGGTACAGGCAAAAACAATTTCTTATGTTTTGTTTTTGATGTAGGACTCTTGGCAGTAAATTTTGTTATTGGTGATGCTTTACGAGAAACATCGTAAGTATACGATGTCAACTCAAATGAAATTCTAGGTAAAGTAAGTGCTATGTTGTCATCAAAATTTTGCTGTTGTTCAATTCTTGCTAAAAACCTTTGCATTGGTCCGTATGCAATAGGAACCTTAACCATACTAACAGCCTTACCATCACCAGCAAACTTTTTGATTGTGATGTTATTGAACAGAGTGCCAAAAGCAATAACTGTTTTTCTTATGGTCTCATTGTAAAAATAATTACCTACCATTATACTTCACCAAACGGATTTCTTTCTGTAAAGTCTAGAACTGATGTATCGGAACGTACTTCAATAGTGTCTCCAGTATTGTAAGAATCGTCGTCATCATAGTTGATGTTATTTAGAACGTATAGTGCAGATCCAAATCCAACGTTAGATATAACCTCACCAACAGCAAACTCACCAGAAAGATGTTTAGCAAGTAATGTATTAGTAGATGTATCCCATTTAGATACAAATGCAGTGGTAAGACTTGATTGACCAGTAATCATGTCACCATACAAGAATGTACCACTACCTACGGTAGACGCTGCACCTATTGTTATTGAAGGAACTACAGTATATCCATAACCAGCATTGGTAATATGAACACTTGCTACCTTACCATCTGCAGATAGTTTTGTAGTTCCAGTCGCTCTTGTTCCTCCTGTATCTGGTTCGTCAAATGTGATAGTTGGTGGTGTAGCATATTGAGATCCAGTAAATGACATGGTTACAATACCAACTACACCTTCTGTACCGATGCCAGATTTTGTTGTTACACCAGATCCTTTTCCATCTTCAGGTAGGAATTGTATTGTTGGATCGTCTACTCCCACAATATATCCAGAACCAGGATCTGTTATTTCAAGACGGGATACTGCTAAAGACTTAAAGTTTCTTGTACCAGTATGAGTTGTAATAGCAACTGCTTTTGCAGCATGTCCTGATCCTACAGGAGGTTCAATTAAAACTGAAGGTGCATTTGTAAATCCTGATCCACCATTGATAATATCGATCTTATATATACCACCATTCGTAAGTGTTGTAAATGCAGTTGCTCTATTACCCTTATCACCTAGTGTCATGGTCACATTGTAACCAGCAGTTTCAAAATCATCATCAATATCAGCAATACCAGTATTGATTGTTTCGTCTGAATACTCAAATGGTTCTAGAGTTAATCTGTACGTGTAATTTTTTTGTAACTGATAAAATTCTACAAGATCATTTACATATTTGATTTCAAATATTATATCTCTTAGAGGAAAATATATAAGATCTCCTTCATATGGTCTCTCTTGATTTTCAGGTCTTCCTGTAGGACCAATTTCTTTACCAGGAAATTTCCATAACAATGGTGCTATGCCATTTGTATATGACTCTTGTGAGATGATTACTTCCATTTGGGCTGTTGATCTTACCCCAAATTTTGTAAGCAAATTATAACCAGAATCAAAACCTTCGTATGACTCTATATAACCTTCGATAGGAAATGATCTATCAAATTTAGAGTCAACAACTTCACGCATCACATCCTTAGATGTAACGTATATTCTTGGCATGTAAACAAACTCGATGCCATGCATCTTTAAATGTTCATTTACCAGATCCTGAACTAGATTCTGTTCACCTTTACTTCCTTGTAAGAAAAACGGATTGAGTGCCATTATCCAATCATATCAAGTACAGGCATTTCGTACTCCCACTGCATACGTTCATCTAGTTTTTCTAATTCCTTCACACCTTCATCATATATTTCCCTACCATTGAGTTCCACACCACCAGGCATTTTTACACCTCTAAACTTCATCATATTTGAACCCCATTGCTTTTTCAACAATGCAGTAAAATACCTTTTCAAAAACGGATCATTATAAACTTTAGTAAAATCATTAGGATCTAATGTCCTATAACATTCAATAATCAAGTAGTCATCTTCTTTCATACTACTATAATCACTATCAATATACAATCTATTCTGTCTTCTATTGAATCTTATTTGCTTGTCAGGATGTAATATAAAATCAAGATCTTCTAGATATCTTTTTACTTGAGTATAACTCAATAGTTCCATGGAACTGAAATAATATATCTCGTTCAAAAATAACTGATATGTCAAATTAAACATATTAGATGCTATAGCACGACTATCAACTTTCCATACCTTCTCAATACCAATAACAGCATCTGGTATTTGAA